CGGTGCCGGATTGGTACGTCAATAACTAACGAGGAGGTGGGCGATGAGCTGGATTATTCTGTGGGCGCTGCTGATGACGTTTGTATGCGTGTTCAACTATTTTGCCCGGCTCGGCGATGAGTACGACGAAAAGTTCAGGACGCTGATGCAGGAGGCTGACGATGAACTTCGCGACCGTTGACCCAGGCGCCGCAACTGGATTGGCCGTCTGGTCTGACACCATAACAGACGGGCCGCACCCGCAATGCTGGACGCTCTTGCATGTCGGCACGCTCAAGTATGTGGGCGCACGGGACTATCTTGACCGTCTGGATGCTGTTATCCGCAACTACGGGCTGCACTTTGCCGTCATCGAGCGGTATGTCAACTTTGGCCGCCGCTTCGTCAACGCTGAGCGCATGATCACCCAGCAGACACTACTCTGCGAGGCGTTCCGCGACGTGGTACTGATCGGCAAGATGAGCTGGGACCCGATGCGTACCAAACCGGCGATGCAGGCCGAGATTATCCGCGATTACGGCATTGACGCGCCGAACAACGAGCATGAGCGCGACGCGGTGCTAATGGGCATCAATATATTCCGGCGGCTGCCGTGCGATAACGGCGTCAAGGCTGAGATACTGCAGGCGGCCGCACGGTCAAGCCATAAGATCAAGCTGGTAGCATGAGTATACCCCCGGCCCGACTGTCAATCACCCGCACGCCTGAGAGAGCGCAAGATGAGGGCAGGGGCCGGGGGGGGACATAGGCGGCAGCGGTGAAAGCCGTGAGGACGCGGACCGGCCACCCGCAAAGCCGGTAAAGGCCAACCGAACCGGCCTGCCGCCTGAATTGTGTAGCGTATGAGACATTAATAGTTTTGCGTCTCATATTATGGTAAAAATGAGACACAAGGCGGCAGCGCGAAAGCGTGACACGCGGCAGTCCAGCCGGTAATGGGTGTAATGACTGCCCTATCTAAACCAAAAATCCGGCCTGCCGCCGATTTTAACAGCAGGTATGATTTGGTCGTACTTGCAGGAGGAGAGAGATGGTTCGGTATCCAAATGATGAATTGATACGCATGTGGGAAGCGGATAAGGGTAACAAGCCAACAGACGACATTAGTGATTTGCACAAGTGGGCCGCCGCCCGCATCGCCGAGCTTGAAGAGTGGGAGCGATGGATACCAATTAGCGATGGGCCGCCAGAAAACATTCGTCCAGTTCTCGTGCGGGCACGGAACAAGAAGGGAGAGTGTTTCGTTCTCAGGGCCGCATATGCCCATAAGCGTGAGCTAGAAATAGACTCGGACGATTACGCGGACGGGTTTGCGGATCACGACGAGGACAACGACATCGACTACTGCCCCGATGGGTGGTACGAGTGGAATTACACCGACGAGGTGCATTACTGTCTTGGACACCTCGAGATTACCCATTGGCGCGAACTGCCAGCGCCGCCCGAACAGGAGGATTAATTATGTGGAAATATATTGTCATCTGGACGCTTATTCAATGGGTCAGCTATTCACCGCCGCCAAAAGCAGACCCATACGGACGCATGAGTTATACCTTGACGCTGGAGTGCTATTTTCGCGCAGACACAACCTATCACAAACTGGAGTTTACTTCGCGCGATGAGGCGCTGAAATTTATTGCAGAAGCACCAAGGCCGGATAGTTCTGGCATAGTATTTTTTAACCGAGCGTGGTGTACAGACATGAAACTTGACTCAGTATGGGTAACAGAACAGGAGGCCGCCAATGCCGACCATAAATGAGCGCATGACCGCCGCTGGAGTCCCCGGCAGACCGTACACTATCGCCGCCCAGCTGGACTGGGCCGCCGCCGAGCTTGACCGGCTGGAGCGGCACTTCGCCGACCCGACCGGGCACGGCTGGCGCAACGTCGAACCGGCCTACACCGAGGAGGGTGCAGAGCGCGACGCCGAGCTATCGGTTGGCGTGCAGGCTGAAATTGGCTACACGCCGCCGGAGACTGTTGAACAACGGCTGAGGAGGAAAGGATGGATGTAATGACCAGTAAGCCGAGCTGGGACGACGCGCCGGAGTGGGCGAGTTGGCTGGCTATGGATTTTAACGGAATATGGTGTTGGTATGAAAGCGAGCCAGCAATGTCTCTCAGTATTAACGGTATATGGGTAACCAAAGACAGCGATATCTTTGAAACAGCAAGCTATCCGGATAATATGAGCGAACTATTATCATTACCGGAATGGCGATTAACACTTGAACGCCGCCCAGAAGGAGGCACTAATGGAACTGTTGACTGAACGCGAAAAGCTGTGGATGGTCTGCATCGGCATCGTACTGGCGCTTATCCTGCTGGTGCATATCGCCCTATCGCAAGAGCTGGTGCTGTTCGACCGCACCGGCAGCGCCGCTATGCTGACGTGGACGCCCAACGATGAGCCGGACATGGACCATTACACGGTCTACACCTGGCGCGGCGATACCGCCACCGCTGCGCTGACCGTGCCGCACCCGGCGGGCACCGCGACGCTTGATCTTGCCGTGCGCTGGCAATACGAGCGCATCGGCTTTACTCTGACCGCGACCGATGAGGCGGGCAATGAGAGCGCGCATAGCAACAAGGTGGTGGCCGTGTTCAGTCCTACCCCTCAGCTGGTGGGCGACGTGGACGGCGATAGCCTTGTCACCGTGACCGACGGCGAATGGATCCGCGCATCATACGGGGCGCTGCCGTGGTACGCAGGCTGGCGAGCGGCGGCCGATCTGGACGGGAGCCGGAAGATTGATGTGGTGGATTTGGAGCTGCTGCGAACAAAACTTGGAAACCGATAGGAGATGGAAATGAACACACTTAAACAGCTATTCGGCCTTACCTCGCCGGTGCCAACCATCCGCAAGCGGGTGGGGGATGTGCTGAACGTCACACTGCTGGCCGATACTCAAGGGCTGGCCGTGCATAGCATCGGCTTTGACCTGCACTACCTGGATGCATCATATACATGGGAAAGCTGTCGGGCGAGTTCGACATTACCACCGTCAACGACTTCCCGATTGATAACATGCTGTACATCGCTGCCGAGCAGAACAATGAGGCCAAGACCGGCGACGGTTTGACGCTGGCCGGTGTGTCGTTCAACTGCATCGCACCCGGCGAAGGGCTGATACTGGCAGTGGAGGGCGTGCAGGCCAATCGGCGCGAGGAGTCCGGAGGCTTCACCGCGCTCCCCACCGGTCACGTCGATGCGCCGTTGGCCGTGGATGCGGTCACGGACATTCCGGACGGGGCGAAGGTCATCGTGCGGGTAGTGGTGGAATGATGCAAGATTTTTTGCACCTCGGCCTGTTCGCACTGATCATCACGGCCGCCGCCTCTCATGCGGTGATGGACGCCATCAAGGATCTGCGCACGCACTTCGGCGACGCAGGGGTGAACGGCTATTACGGCCATCCGTACCGCGACTTTTGGCATCTGGCGCAGTACATCCGCACCGCTGCGCTTGTCGGCGTTGGCTACATCTGGCGGCCGTGCATGGACTGGGACCCGACCGCGACATGGATCACCGCCGCCTGTGGCGTGGCGCTGGGGCGCTACTTGTGGGAGGTGCTGTACGGCATGCCGTGGGTATGGATGCGGCTGGATGAGACGGTCAAGATCAGAACCGGGTGGAAGTTCCTCGATAAACTATTGGGCATACACTGGTGATGGATGATGCATGGCCTATCTTGTTTTGGGGCTGGACGACGGCGAGCACATAGAGATTCCTTATAGTTTCGGCGAGAACCCAGACGGAGACCTTTCGGCGCAGATTGCCCTAAAGCTGTTCGGTGACCGCGCTGTGTATTGCAGGATCGAGCCTGAAAAAGGGATCATCACCGATGATCCTATGGATCTTGATTTTTACGCAATGGAGCGCAGGCTTGTTTTGGCTGCCCTTGAGCGCTGCAGATGGAGGCAACAGGATGCAGCTGCACTGATGGGGATATCTCCGCGGCGCATACATTATATGATCGACCGCCACAAAATCAACCCTCCCATCAAGGCGGGCTGGAGGAAGGCACGGTAATTGCACGAACAGAACAAATCAACTTTTTATGTTTACTTGGTGACTAAATGGGTAAGCCTTTTTCTCCTTCACAGCATGCAGTCGTAAAATTGCGAGTCAGCGAGATGTACCGCGCCGGCATGAAGCAGTCCGAAATAGCTGCGGCCATTACTATTAACAAAAAGCCGATAAGTCAAATTACTGTTTCGAGGTTTATTAAAGAGCTGATTCGGGACTGGTATCACGAGGGCGTCTTTAATGTCAATGAGGCCAAGCTTGATGAGCTGCACACAATAAACGCTCTCGAACTTACTTATCGCGACGCATGGTTTCGCAGTATTGGGACCAAAAAAGAAACTATTGATACAGATCGTGAAGGCGTTGCTGAGGGTGGTGCGGTAAGAACCAGCGAGACCAAAACAAAAAAATGGCGCGATGTCGGCGATCCTCGCTATCTCTCTGGGGTACAGTGGTGCATCGAGCAGCGCTGTAAGATTCTTGGGCTCTACGAAGAGATAAAATTGGGCGGAGATGCTTTTAAATCGCTTTCTGATTGGGTAAGGGCTGTAACGGATAATGCGAATAAATCCTAAAGACATAGAACTAATCGAGGGCTGGCGCTCCGACTGGAACAAGTTCATCCGGGAGGCCCTGGGCGTTCGCATGGACAGAAAACAGCGCGGAATTGTCGAAAGCGTGCAGCACAATCGCCGCACCTCGGTTCGTTCCGGGCATGCCAGGGGGAAGGACTACACGGCAGCCTGCATTTCTCTGACTTTTTTAACGCTGTACCCGCCGTGCAAAGTGATCAATACGGCGCCGACCGGCCGCCAGGCAATTCAGATTGAAATGGCCGAGATCTCCCGCATTCACCGCCAGGCGAAAATTCCTTTAGGCGGCAAAGTCATGAATGAGATGATTCAATTTTATGACCATAAAACGGGCAAACCGATCAAAGAGCATTATCTTATCGCCTTTAAGGCTGGGGATAAGCATACTGAGGCATGGACCGGATTTCACTCTCCCAACATCCTTGTGGTGGTTACTGAGGCATCCGGCATTACCCAGGAGACCTTCGATGCCATTGATGGCGTGCTCACTGGCACGCTCTCGCGCCTGCTGATCGTATTCAATCCGAATCGCACCAGCGGGGAGGCTTATCAGAGCACGCGCTCTCCCTTGTATGCCAAGCATAAGCTCTCTTGCCTGGATGCGCCGAATGTGCGCGCGAAAAAGATCCTCATCCCTGGCCAGGTTGATTATGAGTGGGTAGCTGAAAAACTCCAAAAGCCAGGCTGGGTAACCAGGATCTCCGCTGAAGAGGCTGACCCGGTCGGGTTCCATGATTTCCAGTTCGAAGGACAGTGGTATCGCCCGGGGGACCTGTTCCTTGTAAAGGTGTTGGGCGAATTCCCGCGCGAGAGTGAGGACCAGCTTTTCCCGCTTTCATGGATCGAGGCTGCCAATGAGCGATGGGCTGAGATTAAGCCCGAGACTGTAGTAGGTCCCCTGCTCCTTGGCTGCGACATCGCCGGCATGGGCCGTGACGCAACTGTCTTTGCGCCCAGATACGGGGATTATGTCGGTCGGATATTGGAATATAGTAAGGCTGATCACATGGTTAGTGCGGGCAGGATTAAAAACGCGATCGCTCATGATGGAACTGCGTTTATCGATACGATCGGCGAGGGCGCGGGAGTTCATAGCCGCCTGATCGAGCAGGGCGTGAACTCCATATCGGCTAAATTCAGCGAGAGCGCAGAGGGCATAAGTGACGCAACCGGCGAGCGAGAGTTTTTAAACACTAGGGCCGCCTGCTACTGGCTGCTGCGCGACGCGCTGGATCCACGCCTTGGCGGTAAATTGGCCTTGCCTCCTGATGACGAGCTCACCCAGGAGTTGACAGAAATCCATTGGGAAGTGCAGTCCAATGGCAAGATAAAACTTGAACCAAAAGAAGATATCAAGAAGCGCATAGGCAGGAGCCCGGACAAGGCCGATGCTTTGGCGCTGACCTACTGGCCGCATAGGATTGGCGGATGGGGAGCAATCTCAATCAAAAGCAAGAGGTAACCAAAAATGAACTTTTTTAAGCGTGGAAAGGCTGCAAATCCTGTGCAAAGCATGACTGCCCGCCGGGCGCAGACCATTGACCCCTGGCAGCGCGACGTGATCGGCCGCCTTTCCGGCGCCATCGCAGTGCGCGGCAATCTCGACCTGTATGACCTGATCAGGGAGGTATCGCCGGTTCTGGACGTGGCGATCCTCAAGCTTGTGCAGCTGATTGGAGATTTCCGGCTTGACGCTCAAGGTAATGCACGCGCCCAGGCGGTGCTCGACGAGACAAAAAAGAACGTCAATGTTGGCTGGATGGACAATGGGTTTAACTCGTTTATGGTACAGCTGGCCGACTCGGCCATCGCCAAGGGCTTCGGGGTTGGCGAGCTGGTGCCGGATGCGCTGCTTTCTGGCATTGACCGCCTGAAGGTGGCACGGTCCAATGATTTTCGCTTCATGGTTGACGATAACGGCAGGCTCACCATTGGCCAGATGGACCGAAACGGGTTTCGACCGGTGGAGCTGGCCGACCAGTCGCTGATCTACTACCTCGCCTTTGATCTCCGCGACGGTCACCCCCAGGGAGTCTCCCTGCTTAACAGCCTGCCGGCGGTGGTCAAGACCATCATGAGGATTCAGAGCGCCATTGACTCTACCGCCTGGCGCATCGGGGATCCAACATTTCTGATCCTGCAGATGGCCGGAGATGGACAAAGCGGGGACGACCTGAAGGCCGACCTTGGAGCCAAGGCATCAGACCTGCAGGAGGCGATGCTCACCAGAAAAGCAGGCGGCCTGATGGACCTTGGGTTCGGGTATGCACCCAACGGAAAGCTTGATGTCACTGTGTTGGGCGGGGATGCGCAGCTGCCGGACATGACTGTGCCCACCAAGATCACCATGGAGCAGATCGTCGGCCGCACAGGTTTGCCGCCCTTCATGTTTGGTTTGAGCTGGAGCACGACCGAGCGCATGGCCAAAGAGCAATCAGATATGCTCACCACCGAGGTATGGAGCCGCCGCAGCCGGCTGGATCCTATCATAGAGCGGGTTTTCACAAATGCGCTGCTCCTGAACGGCATCAACGGGGTAAAATGGTCCCACGAGTGGGATCCCGTCAACCTTCAGGACGACGAAAAGACCGCCAAGGCAAGGCTGGCCAACGCCACTGCACAGGAAAAAGAAATCAACGCCCGCCTTTCCCTCCTGGATGCCGCACTGATCACCCCGGAATCATTTGTAGAATACCTGGTGGTTGGCGGCATAGAATCAGAGGAATCAGTCAAGGCCGCCGGCGGGGTGGAGGCGATCACAAAGAGCTATCAGGATGCCAAGGGCACCCGCATTGCAGTTATGCTCTCGAGGTCTGCGTGATCACCTTGACCGTCGATGAAGCGCTCCGCAATGA